GAAATACTGCATTGGGTATGCAGGCTTTACAAACGCAAAATTTTACAAGTGATACTGATGCTTATAACACAGCAATTGGATACTATGCTTTAAGGTTAAACACTACAGGGATTCAAAATACTGCGGTTGGTTCTAGGGCTTTAGATGCAAATACAACAGCTTCAAATAATACTGCTGTAGGCTATACAGCATTATTGGCAAACACCACAGGAACACAAAACGTAGCAGTAGGTGCTTTTGCCCTAGACGCTAATACTACAGCAAGTAATAACATAGCCTTAGGT